CCAAAATTAGACCCCAGGGGTCTAATTTTGGAGAGTGGGACATTTAAACCTATTTGTGTTCCTCCAGAAAAAAGTCAAAAGTTCCCATTCTTTATTCAATCTATTACAGATTGGAATGAAGTTTTAATTGAGGAATTTATTGACGGAACAATGATTAATGTCTTTCACTATGGCGGTGAATGGCATATTTCTACTCGCTCAAAAATCGGTGCGAAATGCCGTTGGACGAGTGATATGAAGTTCAATGAGATGTTTGAGGAAGCAAAAGGAGATTTGGATTTCAATAAGTTGAATCCAGAACTTACTTATAGTTTTGTTCTCAGACATCCTGAAAATAGAATTGTAACCAAATATGAAAAGGCGGATTTGGTGCTTGTTCAAGTTAGACAACAATACATAGAACTGGATTTGCTTAAGATTGTAGAAGAACTTAAGGCAAATGGTTTGGATATTACAATTCCAAAAAGGTATACACATACTTCTTTGGATAGTGTTCTGGCTCAAATTTCAGGAATGACATTTGAAGAGCAGGGACTTGTCTTTAAACATCACGGAGCACGTTCGAAACTACGAAACGAAAAATACAGTTATGTGAAGGCAATGCGGGGGAATAACCCGAAACTCTTCCATACTTATTTGGAACTGAGAAATAACAAGATGATAAAGCAATTCCTTGGTTATTTCCCAGAACATAGTGATCAGTTTATGGATTGGAGAGACCAAATCTTTAGGATGACTAGTCTTCTTCATCAATGTTATGTGAATTATCACATTAAACATTGTATTGAGAAGGATACAATTCCTTATGAATTGAGGCCGTTGTTGTATGAACTTCACGGTCAGCATAAGACTCAGGGAATCAGGGTAACTTTTGAATACGCGAAGCAATATTTCAATGCGCTTCCTATCAAGAAGATTATCTTTATAATCAACTACCAGAAGAATAAAGAATATCATGAAGGTAAAAGACCCCAAGGAGGTATTTCTGGTGAAGCACTCCAAAGGCAACTTGAAGAACAAGAATATCATGAAGATGAAGAACAAATGGAAGTTGTATCTAGTGAATAGACCATCTTGAGTAGAAAAAAATAATATTATTTAGAATTACCAAAATCTAAATAAAAAAATTTTAATTTTAATTTTTAATTCTTTAAAAAAATTTTAATTTTCTTTATAAATCTAAATTTTCTTTGAAAGTATTTTTCATATCACCTTTTAATTTTACTATAATACCTAATATATGGTCTACGGTACCTTCTATAATTTTTTTTATATTTGTAATAGAGTTTTCTTTATCTACATTATTTTCGAGAGCAATTCTAAATTGTAAGTTATTTTCCAAAGGGTGTGGAACACTAGAGGAAACGTATTTAACATCTTTTAAATCTTTATTTTGATATAACATATAAATATAATGTTGAATAATATATCCAAGTGTATAATCTTCATCCTTTACTAAAATATCATATGAATTCATAATACAATCACTATTCTTATAGGTAACAACTTCTTCATTATTAAGATTACTTTTTAATTTATTAAGTTTATCTTCTAATACGTGAATACCTTTATGTAAAATGATATGTGGTGGAATTCTTCCATCACTTTCTATAGTAAATTCGAATACATTAGGTTCTCCATTTTCATCAGTATGATAATGTCTTTCACCCTCTGATAATTTGAAACTTCTCACGAAAGCCTTAATTTCCTCTGCTGATAAAGTTTCTTCTTGTAAAGATAATTTATCCTTTAGAGCACTCTCCAATTTAGAATTATCTATCTTATTTACAAATACAGATACACATGACGGAGTATATCTAGAATGTTCTTGTCCAATACCCTTATCCGCTAACATTATAACTTTCATTTGTTCTCCATCGGTTCCTTCAACCTTATTTGGTTTTAATCTATTAATTAATATAAAGTCTTTAGTAATAGGATTAGGTGGGAAAAACGTCCTTGTTTGTGCTTCAGAAAGATATTTCCCACTACTTTTATCTAAAATTTTAATATGTTGAGTAGTAATATCTATAGTATTATCACCTTTATTAACTTCGTCAATAATAAATTCTAATGAATCTTTTTCATATGAAGAAATATCTTTAGGAGAATAAATAATAGGTAAGAGCGAAAGTCTATGACCTAAAAATTCATTATGTAGAGAAGAAGTGTTGGCTATTATTTTAATATCAGTATTTTCGTCATAACTGGTTCTAAAGCCTAATGTTTCCACTTCACTTATTAAAATTCTTCTAATGGCATTACAAAATGCGGGAGTTAAACCATAAACGTCAAAATTTAAGGTTTCTTTATCTAATACAAAATTTTGAAAATGATTTGTCATTTGTTTTTATATTATATTAGTGATATAATTTAAATCAATTTTAATTTTTATAATTTCATTTTATATTTCATTTTTATATTTCATTTTATATTTCATTTTATTTAGGACCTTTGATTACATAAATAGCACTACCTAATATAAATACGAATGCAAATGTAATAGCAAATATAGCGATAGGATATATCATAAAATATTTTTTCCAATCCTGAGAGCATATACAATTTTTCTTTTTATGAAGCTGAACGTAATAAACTATTAATGTTATAGTATAGAATAATCCTGCTAATACTGATATACCAAAATATAACTTATGTAAAGAATTTTTCATTATTTTTTTAGGGTCTAATAAACTAGGCATTAATAAACTTATTACTGTAGAAATTATAACAACAATAGACCAATATTTAATATAGTCTCTTTTCCAATTTTTAGAACATTCGCAGTAGTCTCTTTCTAATTGTAAAACATATAATAGTATAATAACATTAGCAGCTATTCCAATAATTCCTGCTAAAAATTGAATATTTTTATTCATTTATAGTATTATATAATATTTTTTATAGGGAAAATTATTATTATTAGGCATTTAAATTTATTAGGCATTTAAATTTCATTTGTTTAAAATTAAATTTTTTTATGCCTATAAATATAAAAAATGAATAAACTAAATAAGGATTTACTTTTTTATAGTAATTATTGCCTCCATTCAAATAATTTAATAAATACTATTTCAAAAACTAGTTTACATGAAAATATGATTTATATTTGTATTGACGAAAAGAAGGTTAAGGTTCCAAGTTTTATAACACGAGTTCCGACAATTTATTTAGTAAAAGATAAAAAAATATTAGTAGAAGATGATATTGATAGATGGTTTGAACTCAAAAATAGAGCAAATAATCAAAATCAAAATCAACAACAGCAACAACCACAACAGCAAAATCCACAACAACAAAATCCACAACACCAGCAAAACCAGCAAAAAAAAGATGACGAAGAAGGGATAATGGCATATCATAATAATGAAATGGGAGGGTCATTATCTAATAATTATTCATTTATTTCTGACGATAACTCTTCATTAAATCACAATTTTGAATTTTTAGACGGTACTAATAATATAGATGGTAGAATAAATACTCCTAAGGAATTTAGTGGAAGTAATAATCAAGTGAAATCACAAACAGATACAGATTTTGATAAATTAATGGCCGAAAGAAATAATGATAATTTTGGGAAAGGTGTAGAAAGGATATAACAAAGTATTAAAATATAACAAAGTATTATTAAATGCGTATTAAAATATAATATTTTTTATAAAATATATATAAAATGTCTCTTACATATGTTGAAAAATTTAATTTTTATTTAGTTAGTTTCATAAATGAAATGGTTGTTATTTTCCCAGAATATGAAACCTCATTAAAAAAATCTTATAGAGAATTATTAGAACAACCAAATAATAATAATTCAGATACTTATGTTAAAGAATATATGACTCATATTAAACCATATAATTCATATCTCGCAAAAAAAGATGATACTTTATTTAAACTTAGTACCGAATTAATTTTTATTAGAGATATAGATTTTAGAAATGTATGGGCGAAAGATATAAATGAAGTTACTAGACAAAATATTTGGAAATATCTTCAAACTTTAGTTGTTATAGGGAAAAAAGTTGTTGGTGATGATGATGAAATTGAAAAACTATTAGAGAATTTTAATAAAGAAGAAAATGATACTTTACCTAATATGGAAAATTTAAAAGAAGAAACAGAAAATATGATGGATATGCTTAAAAATATGACACAAATGACACAAGATCCAGAAGAATCTATAGAAGAATCAAAAAGTCAAGATCAAAGTTCTAATCCATTTGAAGGAGGATTAATAAATGATATTGCTAAAGAATTAACAGGAGAACTTAATTTGGACAATTTAAATATAGGTGATCCTAAAAATATGAATGAAGCATTTTCCAATCTTTTAGGAGGAGGAAATGGCAATAATTTTCTTAATTTAATTAATAAAGTTGGAGAAAAAATCCAAAATAAAGTTCAATCAGGAGCAATTAATCAAGGGGATTTAATGAAAGAAGCACAAAATATGATGGGTTCTATGGGTAATCCCGAAAAAATGGCTAAACAAATGATGAAAAATAATAATTCTCATAGTGGAAATTCAACCAAAGATAGATTAAGAAAAAAATTAGAGAAAAAAAAACAAGCAGAAACAAGTAAGTAAAATTTTTTTATCTTAAAATATTTTTATAAATATATTTTTATAATTTTTATTATATTATAAATATATATTATTAATATAATATGAAAAAAGAAGAAACTATATGGATTAAAGACATAAATGTTCTCTTTAAAAAAGAAAATCTATTCAAATATTTACCATTAAATTCATATACTAATTATGAAAAAATAAATGCCATTATGAGATTAACATTATATTTTAGTGCTTTACTTGCCTTTTTATATAAAAATCTTAATTACTTTTTTATTTTTATAATTTGTGCCATAGTTACTTATTTAATGTATATAAATGAAGATAAGAAAGAAACAAAAAAATTTGAAAAACAAATAGAAAATTACGAAAATATAGAGAATGATAAAGATATAAAAAAACATAAAATTAATCATAAAAAATATCTTAGAAACTGTGTGCTTCCTACACGAGAAAATCCGTTTATGAATGTTTTACCTACCGATAATAGAAAGAGAAAACCGGCATGTAAATCATATAATAATGAAAAAATAAAGGAATTAGTTGAAGATAAATTCTCTAAAGGATTATTTAAAGATATTAATAGTGTTTATAATAACGAAAACTCTCAAAGAGAATTTTATACTACTCCGAATACCACTGTACCTAATAAACAAGCAGAATTTGCGAATTGGTTATACGGAGTTCCTAAAACTTGTAAGGAAGGAAATGGAAATCAGTGTGTAGGAAATAATATGGAAAGATTAAATGGTGAATCATATAAATATGTTTAGTTAAAATAATTTTTAAAAATTTTATATATTCTAAAAATAAAATATTGTTAGAATATATAATATGAGTTCCAATAATTTAAATAATAATAACAATAAACCATTTGTATATTGTGAAAATGATAGCTGCGATTTCAATATTCAAAATCAAACTAGTTTAGACCAAGATAGTTGTCAAAAAGTTTTTAGAGATAAACAAAGTGAAAGCCCCGGTATTTATCATTTAAATAGATATAATGATACTACTTGCGGTATTCCTACAGTTATGGAAGTTGCGTCTCAAAATCCTACCATTATCTTTAAAGACGGATATGGTATTACAGAATGTTATGTTGATGATGACTCGAAATTAAGAGTAGGAAGAACTAGAAAAAATCCAAAATGCCCTAATCAACTTTTCACTAGACCATATAGAACTGTTCCATATATGGGAAGAGGTTCTGGAGATTCATATTTAGAGTCTCAAATAAGATATGGAGAAGATACTGCTGAAAGAAAACAATGTAATACTTTAGCAGGAATTAATATTAAAAATGTTGACCCTAATCATATGCCTATGATAGATCACCTTAAAAATAATATTCAAAATCCTATACATATTGTTCCAGAAGTTGCCTTAGACGGTTGGGTTAGAGGAGGCGCACCTTCAAGACAAATTGTTAAAGATATTGAATATTTAGAAAAATGTGGTAGCAAATATCAAAAAATGGCTGCTGATAAATACAATAATTCATATTAAATTAATTATTTAATCTAATTAATTCTTATAAAAATTGATTTCTATTTTTCTTTTAAAGAAAATAATAAAGACATAAAAAATGCCTTCATTATTCAATCAAACATTATTAAATCAAACGAACCAAACTAATATATATCCAAATGGATTTAATTTAGGATTACTTTCAGTTATTGTTCCAATAGTTTGTGGTTTTATTATGTTTATTTTCATAATTATAGCAGATTATTTTAAATGTTGTTTGAGGTCATATAGAATAGATAATATCAGTGAAACAAATAGAAATAGTAAAAAAAAAAATATAAATAAAATACCAAATAGGAAATTTATTATCAAAGATATGGAATACTATTCAAATGCTAATATTATTGAGAATATTAAAGAAAAAGAAGAACATACGAAAATTTGTAGTATTTGTATAGAAAATGTTGAAGATACAAATCATATTATTATAATGCCTTGTAAGCATATATTTCATAAAAAATGTATACAACCCTGGGTGACACAAAAAGTAATACTAGGAAAAAAGCCTGAATGTCCTATGTGTAGGTTTCCATTTGAAATAGATTTTTTGGAAGAAAACCAAGTATATAGAGATAAACAGATTTTATGCGAAAGTAATAAAAATTGAATTATTAAATACTAAATTAAATTTGATAAAGAAAACCAAAATGCCATCTTTGAATTTTCCAATAAATAAAATGTACAGCGGAGAAATGTACAGCGGAGAAATGTACAGCGGAGAAATGTACAGCGGAGAAATGTATAGCGGAGAAATGTATAGCGGAGAAATGTACAGCGGAGAAATGTATAGCGGAGAAAAGGATATAATAAAAGACATATATCAATCTGGTTATCCATTAATTTTATTGGTTATTTTTATACCAATTGGTTGTGTTGTATTATTTTTCTGTCTCAATTGTTGGTGTGGTATTATGACAGATATAAGAAATGGAAATAGAAATAGATATACTGGTGATAATAGTTCTATGTCAAGTTGGGGAAGTAATTATTCTTCACCGAGAAGATATAGTGATGATTTCTCATATAATTTTGAGAAAGAAGTTCAAATAGATAAAAGTAAAAGATTTATCATCCAGGATATGGAGAAATTCATTTTAAACAAGATTAATATAGAAAAAACAAGAGACAATATGTGTGCAATTTGCATTAATGAATACGAAGAAGGAGATGAAATTATTTCTTTCGATTGCTCACACGATTATCATTTAGATTGTATTGGTCCTTGGCTAAAAGAAAATATACATAAAAGTCAAGCACCAAAATGTCCTCTATGTAAAGAGGTTCTCATAATTGAATATGTAGAAGAAACCGAATTTGGTATAGAGATATAAATATAATTGAATATACCAAAAAAATTACATATTTTTAATTATATTTTAATTTTACTTTTAATTATATTTAATTTTACTTTTAATTATATTTATTTAATTAATTATTTTTAGAAATTTTTTTTATATTCATATATTATAAATGAGTTCGAACAGATTAATTTACGATACATGTGCTTATAAACACGAATTAACTCAAAGTGTTGGACCTTTAGAATATGTTTTAAATCCTATGAAATATGAGAATTGTAATAAATGTAGAATGGAATTAGGACTTGTCGGAGGTTCCTCAGTTTCACACGTTAAAGGAAATTTAGTTGATTTAGAAACTGATTTAAGAGGTCAGACTCGAAGAACTACTAAATGTCCTACTAGATTATATCAAAACCCTTGTGCTTCTGGAGATATGAATAACTGTAAACCAGGAAATATCCAAATTAGAGGAGATCCTAGTCAAACCGCAAGAGAAATTGACACTCAAATGTTACACCTTCCTTCTTGTCAAATGATTAGATTTAAACCAACCCCATTACCACCAGCAATGGATTTCAACCACCAAAACTTTAAACAATCATTATGTGGAAATCCAAATGCGAATAATATGAACAATATGAATAACGCAAACAATATGAATAACGCAAACAATATGAATAACGCAAACAATATGAATAGAAATAATTAAATTACAGTTTACTTTTTTTTTAAATTTTTTATAATATAATTTCTAAATATATATTAAATATATTTAGAAAATGGTAAAATTTACTGATATAAATACAGATCAATTAATGAAAATGGAAAAAAATGAACGTATTACAAGAAAAAAAACTAGAAAACAAGACAGAATAAGAAAAAATAAGGAAAGAAAACAACAATTAAATAAAGAAGAAATAAACCGAGTTGAAAGATTGGAGAAAATTATTACTTCTAGAGAAGATGACTTAAAACAAAAACAAGAAACTAGAAGAAAAATGGAAACTATAGAGAAAAAAGAACAAGAGAAAGAAGAAGAAGCACTTAAAACTGTTCCAGATACATTACAAGGAGTTGCTGGAGATATTTTAGGAAAAGTGAATAGTATTGCTTCCGGGTTTCTTGGTTTAAATAAAGGAAATAATAAACCATTAACAAAAGAAAATGTAGGGGAAGAAATAAAAGGAGCTATTGACGATGTTGGTAAGTCTCAAACAGAAAAACCTAGTTTCTTTACACAATTAGGGCGAAATGTAGTAGGTTCATATACTGATACCGCAAAAGATTTAGTTAATTCAGTTACTGGTTCGGGAGATAAAGAAAAAGGAAACGCCATTTCTTTTAAAAAATGTGATACAGATTTTGTTAATAATTTTGATACTTTATATTTAAGTTGCGATAGACCTAACTTAATAAATGTATATAACTTATGCGTCGATGGTCTAAAGAAACAAGTTAATCATTTTAAAGAAGATACTAGAAATCAAATTTTATTATTAGAACCAATAGAATTTGAAATGGAAAAAAAACCAACAAAATTAAAAGAACCTTTACAATCAGGAGGAAGAAAAACATTAAAAAAATATAGGAAAAAAATGAGAAAGACAAATAAAAGACAAATAAAAAGACAAATATAAAGACAAAGATAAATATAAAGACAAAGATAAATATAAAGACAAAGATAAATATAAAACATAAAAAAAGTAAATTACATAAAAGTAAATTATATAAGAAAATAAAATATTAAATTGAAAAATAAATATTAAACTAGATAATTTATAATTAAATTTAGAATTAATTTCAAAAAATAAAATATAATCTATTATTATATAATGAGTTTTAACAGATTAAATTACGATACTTGTGCTTATAGACAAAACCTCTATCAATCCGTAGGACCAGGGGAATATAAACTTACAGAACCACCAAATTTAAACGAACCTTGTTTTGCTGAATCTCCGCAAATTCGTCTCCAACGACAAGGTGTTAGTGTTGATACTACTAAACCACTTATTGATATTGACTCTGAACTTATGAATATTACTAGAGACGCCAGTAATTGTCCTAGTAAAAAATATATTCCTGACGGAAGTCAATGTGGGAAAGTAAATAAACAAGAGAATTTACAACACGGTAAAGACTGTTTTTTTACTGTAGAAGATACTAGAACTAGTAATCCGTCTTGTAATTTAAGAGGAACTGGATGGAATAGATGGGAATGGTTATGTCTTGACCCACAAGATAGAGTTTTAATGCCTTTTGATTACAATATTAATAATCGACTTGTAGTTAAAGATAATCACAGACCATGCATACCTACTCCGGTAGATGTTAACTTATCTTTGCCACCAAATACAGGAGATATTAGTTGTGAAAAAACCAATAATGTTTGTGGTGTCCCAACTGGACCACCTAGCGTACAATGGCAAACCGCACAAAATGCGAAACAATGCTAAATATTTTTTTTATTTAAATTTTTATTATATCAATATATAATAATAATTTAAAACACCTATTATGGAAGTAAAAGAAAGTGAAAAGATTTATTTATCTCCTAATGTTTTCTTTTATAGTAATTCATATTATTATGAAGATGAATTATCTAAAAAAAACATAAAAATTAATAAGAAAAACTGGCATAAATATTTAGAAGAATGTGGTTGGGAAAAATTAGAATTAGGATGGCGTAAAAGACTAAAATCTAAAGAGCATAATTCTTTATATGGAGTTTTAGATTGTGGGGCTGAAGGGGATTGCTTATTTAATTGTATATCAGAAGCATTTAAAAAAATACATATACCAGAAGATGAAACATATAGTCCAATGGAATTAAGAAATTTAATTGCGTTGGAAATAAATAAAAATAATTATGATATAATTATAGAGAATTATCGTTTAGAAGTAGATAGTAACGAATTTGACGGATTCTGGGATCCTTATAAAGTTCAAAATATAGAAGATTTACAAAACGAAATTAGGAAAATGGGTAATTCATTTTGGGGAGACCATATTTTAATTCAATTATTAGAAACAGCACTCAATATTAATATTATCATATTAAATTCAGAAAATAATTTTTTTGACGAAAAACAACAATATAAAATACAAAGCACGGGTAATCAATTTATGAAAGAAAGACGGACTATTATTTTATCATATTGTGTTAATAGTCACTTCCAATTAATAGGTTATTTCAATGGAGATATTATGAAAAAATTATTTAATTTTGAACAAATACCCAAAGAACTTATTAAAGTATATGAAAAAGATTGTCATAAAATTATATGATTGACATTATTATTATGCAAAAAGTGCGTTTCTTTCCTTATCAAATCTATCTCTACCTAATTTAGTATATGGTGAATATTTTGCTTCAAGGTATTTATCAGAAATAAATATTGCTTTATCTTTCTTTAATTTATTAATGTATTTTATTTGTCTATCTTCCATTTCGTCAAGTATAAGGTTTCCTAATTTAAATAGGTAATGTCCAAATGGTAAAGCATCTATTTCTTGAAAATAATATTCCATTTCGTCTCGCCAATTATCTCGTGCTTTTACACTTACAATATCTTGTATATCATCAAGAAGTTTATTTGGGTCTTTTCCTTTAATATATTTGTCTCTGTTAATATTATTTAAGTCCATTTCACGTAAATAAATTCTAAGAACTTTTATGTTAATTAAACCACAATAATTTTCATCATTGTTTTCTTCTCGATATTCAAGTTCATCTTCTTTGGAATACCATACTCCCAGTTCATCAATATCTTCTTCACTCCATATTGTAGGTAATGCTTCCATAATAATTGTCTTAAATTCCGCAAGTAAATTTTCAAATCCTATGTATCCTTGTAAGTCATATACTACATCTCTACTACTTCTACTATATTTATCAATTACATTAGTCTCCCAATCATCATACTTATCAGTAAGTATACTAGTAAGGAAGTTTACATAGTTCATTGTTGGATATGCTTGTTTTTTAAATTTTGAAAATGAATGATTCATTTTTTTTAATTATAAATTTTTTTTAATTTAACAATCAATTTTATAATACAATATCACTAACTATTCCATCTATATCAAAGTCCCTTATATATTCTAATTGTGTTACATTTTTACAAGTATAACAGTATATTTTTTTATTATTTTTTCTACAATAATCTATTAACTCTTTATCTAGCATAGTCCAATGAATTATTATATATTCAATATCTTTTAATAATATTAGTAATTCTACATTAGTAAATATATTTTCTGTAATAAAACCTTTTTCTAAATATTTTTTATTCCCTAAACCAATACTCTTATTATATCTTATAATTTCTTGTAGGCATTTCTTATTAAAACTAGCCAAAATAATATTATCATAATCTTCAAATGTTTCATTTAAATATTTTAATAGTGGTTTTATGATTTTGTTATCACCTTTGATATCTAAATAAATTTTTATATCTTTTTTATCAATATTTTTAAAGAAAAAAGGTAATGTTATTATATATGGATTAATTTTATGTATTTCTGTAAAGGTTAAGTCTTTTACCCATAATAGATTATCTTGATATTTTATATAATCATCGTGATAAATAACTATATCATTTGATTTACATAAATGAATGTCCAATTCAATCATATCAAATTTATGTTTTATTGCGTTCTGAAAAGCAAAAAGAGTATTTTCCCTTTTTTTTATCAACGAATAACCTCTATGAGCTATTTTTAAATATTTATTCATATATAATATATTTATAAAGTTATTGAATTATAAAATTTAAATTACCTTTAGATATTTTTTGTAAAGTCTAAATATTTCAATATAAATTATTTTTTATTCATATTATATGGTTCTACAATGGTGTAAAATAAAAATTGATATTATTTTATATTAAATAATCTTATTGTAATAATGGTCCAATACGAAGAATTATGTGATAAAAAATTAACTGAAAAATATTGGGGATGGATACAGAGCATCCCCGGTTTAATTAAATGTTATGGTGGAGCAGCACACGGGGCGATATCAAACAATCCAAATATTACATGGGAAATAGTTGAAAAAAATTTAGATTCAATTATAAAATGGAAGTGGGAATATATTTCAAAAAAGAAATCAGTTACTTGGGATATTATTCAAAGTAATCCACATATAAAATGGGTACCTCGTTCTGTTTCAATGAATCCTAACATAACTCCTAAAATTATTGATGAAAATCCATCGTATCCTTGGGATTGGGGTTATTTACATAAAAATCCAAATATTACTTGGGAATTTATTAGTAATAACATGGATAAAAAATGGTCTTGGTATTCAATTGGTTGTTTTGTGGATAATTTTCCGTTTGATATTATTAAAAATAATCCTCAAGTAAACTGGGATAGCATATATGTATCACTTAGTAAAAATATTACTTGGGAAATTGTAAAAAATAATTTAGATTATAAATGGGATTGGAGAATGATCTCAAAAAGAGATTTTATTACTTTGGATATTATTGAAAATAATATGGATTTACCGTGGGATTGGGAATATGTAAATAGTAATCCAAATATAACAATTGAGTTTTTAAAAAAACATACTTTCATACCAATTAAACGAATGCTTTTATCAAGCAACCCAGCTATTACTATAGACGATGTTATAAACAACCCGAGTATAGGATGGGATATGTTTAAATTATCACAGAATCCAAATATTACCTGGGATATAGTTAAAAGTAATCCACAAATAAAATGGAATGATTGTGGATTATCGATAAATCCAAATATTACACTTGATATAATAACTAAAAATTATTATGGAAAATTTAGTTGGGAATATGAATGTATCTTTAGTAAAACATCTTTTTCCAGAGAAGTAGTAGAAAAAGAATTAAATGATGCTGCTACTAAAATACAAAAATGGTTTTTGAAAATTATTTGGAATCCTCATACTAAAATAGGTAAACGTTTTCACGATAATAATTATGATAGATTATTTAAAAATGAATAAATATTATAGTATATTAAGTGAAAATGAAACCAATTATATAAAAAAATACTATTATATTAAATTTCTAGTTATAAAATTTAAACTTATTAAATTAATATTTTTTTCTTTTCATTTAATACTTTTAATGCTTTCTTATATAATTGTAATGATTCTATCCAAGTTCCCTTAGGATTTTTAAGAATATTAGTTTTTATGTATTTGTTAGATACTAAATACATAATTAGTCTTCTCATTTGTTTTTCTCTTGTTCGATAATTCATATTGAACATAGTATTTTCTTCTTCTAAAACGGAATATTCTAATTTATATTTATCATATTTCTCCTTATCGTGTTTATTACCATTCATAAATTCCTTATCTTTCTTTTTCTTTTTAACTGGTTTTTTCTTAGGATATCCAATCATTTTTTTAAGAATTAAATCCTTATTAGTATCATAAATATATTCTTCTGATTTTCGACCAATATATTCTAGAATTTTAACTGCTTCTGCTGTTAAATCTAACTTGTCTTTGGCTCCTTCAGTTTGAAACCTAATACAATTATCACATAAATTTTCACAAAACCCTATCTTCTCTTTTCTCTTTTCTCCAAAATAATTACATAATACTATATGTCTACAATCATATTCATTCTCTATAAAATTAACCATATCATATAATTTCTTAGCCTCATTTTCTGCCATACTCATTTTCTTATCTCTGTAAAATGTATGTCCCTTTTCCCTAATTTCTGTCTTCTTTTTATTAGTCATTTGAGTAAATCTAACTTGGTCACTGTTATTATAGTATAAAATACAATCACATACTTCACCATCTCTACCGCCTCTTCCAATTTCCTGATAATAACCTTCTATCGTTTTGGGGACATTAAAGTGAAATACAGAGCGGACATCTGCTTTATCAATACCCATACCAAACGCAATAGTCGCACAAATAATTTGTAATTCATTATTAATCCATTTCTGCTGAATTTCGTTTCTCTTCTTCGCAGATAACCCTGCGTGATAAAAATCTACTTTAATATCTTCTTCCTCTAACATTCCAGATAATTTCTCACATTCTGCCCTCGAAAAAGCATATAATAAAGAAGATTGGTCTTTATATTTGGTTTTTAACAAAGTAGCAATTTCTTTTATTGTTTCTTTCTTTTCTGCTATTTTTTCTCCTCTATATCTTATTTCTAAATTAAGATTATCTCTTAAAAAAGTTGAATCATAATATTTGATATTATCCTTGAAACCTAAGATATCTTTAATATCCATTACTACCTTTTCAGTAGCAGTTGCCGTTAAAGCAATAATTGGAACTTTAGGATAATGGTCTTTAATATTTTTCACTTTTAAATATTTTGGACGGAAATCGTGTCCCCAAGTTGAAATACAATGTGCCTCGTCTAATACTATCCTCGCGATTAAACCATTTTTATATAAATTCTTTATAATAGGCATAGTTTCTTCATTACATAAAAGCATTTCTGGTGTTGTATATAACATTTTTAAACTAGGAGTTGCTTTTTTTAATTCTTCAAAAAGAGCCGTTTTCTTTCGAATACCCAAATCACCATTCAGCAATTCGCAACTTATCCCTTTCTTTTTTAATGCTTCTACTTGGTCATATATAAGCGATTTTAAAGGACATAATACAATAGTAATACCTTCATATAACATTGCTGGTAATTGAAAACATAGTGATTTTCCGGACCCGGTTGGAGAAATTACTACTATATTTTCATCTTTTAACATAGAATCAACTACTTGTTTTTGAAATGGTCTTAGGTCTTGGAAACCAAAAACCTCTTTTAGAACGTGTTTGAATGACATATTAAATTTATGTATTTAAAAAATAAAAATCAATTTTTTATAAAAATGCCTACTCAATATTCAAATTGTAAAGAATGTCGCGATGTATCTCATATGACTAATATATTACCAAATGATTCACACGAAAATAATATATTAATTTTTAATATTCTAATGAATAAAACACTTCTTCCGCCAAAAATATGCGAACTTATATTGAAACATAAAAATTCTTACGCCAATTGTACATTATGTAGAAAGTTATTATGCGAAGAACATGGAAAAAGAGCAGGTAAATATTATAAACATTATAGATATGGTGAAGGATATATGTGTGATAGTTGCTGTTGGTTTGAAATAAGTTAAAAGATATAATAAATAAAATATTTCATATAATTAATATGGAAAGGAAAAAATTAAATTGGAAAGAGAAAAAAATTATTATAATAACTATAATTTATCTAATAACAGTTAATTTAATATTTCCAGCAGTGGCATATTATATAACAGGTACTAAGAAAGGAATGGTTAAAGGATACTTTTATGGAGCAATAGTTAGTGTTATATTTTGGACATATTTTGGTTATATGTTAATAAAACCTAAAGAATTATGGGCAAAACTTACAGGTAAAGAATAATTATTTTTATTTTCGTTATTTTTTTTATTATTAGTATTTTTTCGCGTATATCGTGTTGAATCTAAAAAATTTTTTAAAGCTATTCGTCTTTCTTTTCTACATATGTTGGGATTTTCATATACAAATTTACCATATGAATATGAAGGGAATTTATGAAATAATGTTTTTAAACTTCTAGATATAAACATTATATATATATATATATATATTAAAAATTGATTTTAAATAGTATAGAAATGAAAAATGTGCAATGAAAAAATGAATCAAATAAATGTTTATCTTCCAAAATAAATATGGGAAAAGATATTTTCAATCGCAGATAGAATGATGATTGAAGAAAAAAAAAAGAAATTTAGTGACATTCACGAATATTTTAATTACGAAAAAGGAGAACAACTACAACCAATTTCATTTCTAGAATACATTTATAATTATGGATTTATAAGATTATGTTGGACACCTGTTATTAATGATTATAGCAAGTTTGACGGTCTTGAAGAAATTGGTTATATAAGAAAGGGTTGTAGAGAACACAGACATAATTGTATATGTGTAAATTAAACTTTCGATTCTTCTAATTTATTACCTGTAAACGAAAATAAACTTTTTTTTATTCCACCTTCTTCGGAATTTCTTTCTTCTTCAACATTTCCACCTTCTTCGGCATTGCGACCTTCTTCCACATTTCCACCTTCTTCGGCATTGCGACCTTCTTCTACATTTTCTCCTTCTACATTTACACCTTCTTCTACATTTCCACCTTCTTCTACATTTTCTCCTTCTACATTTACACCTTCTTCTACATTTCCACCTTCTTCTACATTTTCTCCTTCTACATTTTCTCTTCTATTTCTCATTATATAAGAAGGTCTATTTCTCTGTCTATTTCTAGAAGGGTATATTGGAATATTACTTCTCTGGTCAGTAAATTTACAAACCATTAAAAATATAAGAGCTAAAAATATTACTCCTCCCACAATAATATATATATAATAATGTGTATTTTTATCTTCTAAAATAGAATCACCTGAACCACTGGATAAATCGCCAGATAATCCACTGGATAAATCGCCAGATAAATCGCCAGATAATCCACTGGATAAACCGCCAGATAAATCGCCATATAAATCGCCAGATAATCCACTGGATAAATCAATATTAACAGATAACTCGGAGCCAGAATTATTTGCGTTTATTAAACCCAATAGGGAAAAAATTAATGTTAGTGTATAAATCATTTTTATAATTAATTTAAATTTAATTAATTGTCTTTATATCATTTTTTTATACTATAATAATATATGGCAAAAAGATTATTAACCGCAGCCGCAATTGCTTCAACTGCTAAAAATTCAAATGCTTACCTTGGTCAAGAAGCAACACTCTTACAACTTCCTATTAAACCAACCGGCCCCGTGGGGATTATGGATCAATTTGCTTATGATGAAGCAATAAGAAGACAAATGGAAAAAAACACAAGTGCTTTAAATAGAACCAGAAGAACAATTAGGCGTTCGGGAATGAAAAAATCTCCTAAAAAAAATAATATTTTTTATAGATCAAATAATCAAACACCAAAAAGACCTAAGTTAGTATCTCTAAAAAATAGAAATTATAGAAAAAAAAGTAAAAGTCCTCATAAAAAAAATCCTAGAAGACAAAAAAGATATAATCAAACACAAAAAAATACTAATCATAGACAGCGAGGACAGAGAGGCCAGAGAGGACAGAGAGCCCAAAGAAGAAAAGGAGGAAAACAATAGATAAAATAAATATTAATTTTATTTATTTGGTATCCATAAAAAATTTCATTTATTTATTAAAAAAATTTCATTTATTTAAAAAATTTCATTTATTTTTTTTGGTATCCATAAAAAATTTCATTTATTTTTTTTGGTTCCCGCATTATTAAATAAAAGTTTCTTTTTAGTTTTTTTTTTCTCTTTTTTCTCTACTTTTTCAAGTATTTCGTTAAAAATAACTAAATCCTTTGTCACTTTAATTTTATAATCTTTATTTATTATTTCATATACTTTTTTTATTAATATTTTT